CCGTTTGAATCGGATGTAACAAGAATTAGTATCAGTGGTAATATAACTGTTAGCTAATCGGTTGGCCGCGTAATAGGCTCGCTAGTCTCTACTGTCAGAGACACAACAACAAAGGAGAATGGGACAGTAAAGTTGACGTGAACGTTTTTTATCTTGTACAACTTCAGTCCTAGCATCCAGCACTTATAAGCTGGCTCTGCTAAATTTAGAAGGAGGTCTCTGCAGTGGCCTCCTTCATTTTATTATAAATAGGTTCGGGTAGATGACAGTTAGGAAACAAAATGCAAAAATATATTTTATTTTTTATTATGTGTTTTGTGATTACTCCAGCTTTCTCACAGACTACGTCAACTGTGACAACTGATTCAACTTCAAATTCAAAAGTTGAAACAGATGCTAATTCACGTACTATAGTTGTGTCTCCACCACCAAGCGCTATATCTCCTGGTGTTGGTTCTTCATCATCTGATCTATGTACAGTTGGTGTATCTGGTGCAGTTCAAACTCAAATACTTGGATTGTCAACAGGTGAGATGGTAAGAGATGAGAATTGTGAGAGACTTAAAATTAGTAAGACATTATATGATATGGGAATGAAAGTTGCAGCCGTGTCTGTACTTTGTCAAGACCGTAGAGTGTATGATGCAATGGAAATGGCAGGTACACCTTGTCCGTTCTTAGGTGAAATAGGCGACAAAGCCTCAGATCAATGGAAAGCTAATCCAGGTCGTATTCCACCGGTAGAAGAAATGGAGACAAAAGGTGACGTACAGAAACGTAATGCAGCGGTTGCTGCTGGCGGTATTTCTCTCGCTCTGTTACTACTCCTCCTCTAGTGCGCAACAAGCAACAACCAGTGGTACTACTACTGATATTATAATATTAGGTAATGGGTGGACTGGTGTTGTAAGTCAATGTACTCAAAATGTCGATTGTTGGGCTGGTAGTTCTGACAATGGTGATATTCACGAGGCACCACAGACTGCTAATGGTGTTACTTACTATTGGAGTGGTACTCAGCAAACTCTATCAAACACTATTGCTATAAGTCAGGCATTGCAGGCTGCTGGCATTCAAGTTGATGGATTCAATTACGAGTGGACTTTTAAAAACGGTAATGCAAACTGGTTTTCTGGACAGCCAGGCGGTGGTGGAGTAGACCCCTTTGAGATTGTTGTCAACATATACAAAGCTGATGGTACACTTTATAAAAGCTACAAATATGACTACGGTAACCAGTTTTACAATTGGACAACTAAAACAGGTACAGAAGTATTTGGTGATATTGGATTAGATCCAAATTGGTTTGGTAATGTTGTTGTAGAGGTAACAGCTCAAGATATTGCTAATCAAGCAGGCTATTGGGGTCCTGAGTTTAGAGCAGAACAATCATTTCTTTATGTAAACTATTCAGCTGATCCTTGTTACAATAACCAACTTTATGATCCTGCATGTCCTGGTTATGGAAATGCATTGTATATACAACAGTGTAATCTCAATCCATTATATGATCCAGGCTGTCCAGGATATCAAGCTGCTTTATTAGCTCAACAGTGTGCAGCTAATCCATTAGCTGATCCTTCATGTCCAGGATACAATACAGCATACTATGGTCAGCAATGTACAAACGACCCAACATCTGATCCTGGATGTCCAGATTATTTTGTTGCAATGTGTAAAGAAGATCCTTTGTTTGATCCAGGTTGTTCTGGTTATGATACAGCATACTTTGATCAACAGTGTTCGTTAGATCCTCAATATGATACTTTGTGTCCAGGATATGTTGATCTATCTGGTAACGATGGTGAGTTTACAGTTTTATCGCCAGTTATAGATGATGTTGTAAATGCAGAACCAGTTGAACCTGAAATATATGAAGTACCTGTTGATCCTGTTCCTCAAGAAGAAATTGTAGTTGAACAAGAACAAGCGGAAGCTGATTCTGGATTCCAAACAGTCGATGATGATATTGAAGAAGAGTTAGGTGAACTTGAGATGATAGATGACATAGATGCAGAGATCGCTGCTCTCGAAGAAGAGTCTAGTGGTGAGGGTGATGGTTCTGAAGCTGGTGTTGGTAATACTAAGCAAGAAGATGATATAGAAAAAGAACTTGCTGAATTAGAAAAAGCAAAACCAATGGATGAGCAACCAATACCTGGTAAAGCAAAACCAGTTGATCCAGAAGAATCAAAAAGAAATAAAATAAGATTACTTATTGGTCTAAAAGCAATTGAAGCAGTGAAAGAATTAGAAGCTGCTGTTACATTAGAACAACAAATGGATATCCAACGTAGACTACTTGCATTGATATCTTTTGTACCAGACTTCAAAACATATGCAGAAAAAGAACAAATTAATCAAATAAACTTCTACCCACCAAAGCCAACAGTTGATCATGCTTTTGCAAGATGGTTTTTGAATGATCCAAACTTTGGAGCGATGGAAGATTTACAATACAGATAGGAGAAAACTATGGCAGAAATAGAATATGGTGGAATTAAGGTTGGTGGTTCTAAACTACTACTTGTTCTTCCACTTATAGGAACACTTGGAGGTGGCTTATGGGCTGGCTTTGAGTTTTACAAAGATTATATGAATATGAAAGAGATCATTGCAAATATTGATACAGATGCTATCGCTGCACGCAATGCTGTTCTCGAAACCAAACTAGATGAAGCATTAGAATATTCACGTGACATTAAGAATGGTTTGAGAGAAGACATTGTTCGTATTGAACGTATTGTTGATAAGGTTGAAGATGATATCAACAATGTGGAAGATGATGTACGTGTAACCATAGATGACGCTGAAGAGAGATTCGAAGTTAAACGTCAGGATCTTCTTAATCAGTATGTTGCACAAAAAGATCTATTGATTCGTGAGAACACAGCAACTAGAGATATACTTGAAACAAAGATTCAAAACTTGGAAGCTGACATGGAAAAACAACTTCAGAGAGCTTTGGACAATCCTCTTGCCAACAGATAAATACTAGTGAAGTGAGACTTGTTAACAATTGAATTATATCTATCTAACTAACATAGGGTAGATCAAGATGGCAGTAGCAGAGATACTTGCCGGTATCGCGCTCGTCAAATCAAGTGTTGAATTCATAAAATCTAATATCGATACAGCAAAAGATATAGGTGAACTTGCACAAGGGATCGACGGACTATTCCGTGGTAATGATGAAGTTCAGGCTGAGCGCAACCGTAAGGCTGGTCTAGGAGTTGGTGACCAGTTTGGAATAAAGACTGTAGCGCAGGAGATCATTGACGCCAAACTTGCAGAAGAAAAAATGCAAGAGATGCGCAATATGATCGACATGCGTTTTGGTCCAGGAACATGGAAGTCTATAGTCGATGAAAGGGCTAGAAGAATCCAAGAAGCAAAAGAAGCTGAAAAGGAAGCTAGAAAACAAAAAGCAAAAGAACAGAAAGAATTTAATGAAGCACTAAAACAAGGTGCTGTGGTATTCTTAGTAGTCGCTTCAATGCTAACAGCTATAATAGGAACAATATGGTTGGCATCATAGTAGAAATATTTTTTTGGTTGTTTATTATATATTTGTTAGGTTGTATAATATTTGGTGTATATGCATATGAAATGATAGAAAGGTTTGATATACCATACAAAGAAACTGAACTTGAAAAGAAATCAAGAAGTATCAAAGACAGGTATACAAAATGGTATTTGGATTACTTATCACAATAGGTTCTGTAGTTTATGATTATGATCATCTATCTTACAAGAGTTTAGAGACTTGTGAATACCATAGAGAAAGAGTATACGATACCTTTAGAGATAATACATTTGAAACTTTCAAAGTTGAATGTTACAAAAAAATGTTGACTAATTAAAAGGATTAGCTGATAATTAAACTACAATCAAAGTGGAGTGTAGTGGTGAATAGTTTTTTTGCAATGGCTTTATCGGTGTTTATCGGTTCACAAGCAACTGGTATGCCACCTCAGTTTAGTGATGCTCAAGAAATAGCTTGTTTGGCTCAGAACATATATTTTGAGGCAAGGAATCAAGAGATCAGAGGCCAGATGGCTGTTGGTCATGTAGTTATGAATAGAGTAATGGATGATAGATTCCCTGCAACAGTTTGTGAAGTAGTCTTACAAGGACCTACAAGGCCATCATGGAAGGATAAGTCTATTCATTATCCTATCCGTCACCGCTGTCAGTTTTCCTGGTACTGTGATGGTGTAGCTGATAAGATTCATCCAAAGGATGAAAATGTGTTTGAATTGATTCATGCAATGGCATTCAAGATCTATCACGGACAGTTTAAAGATTTTACAGATGGTGCAACTCACTATCATGCAGACTATGTTGCTCCAGAATGGAGACATACTAAAACCAAAACTACTCAAGTAGGTGAACATATTTTTTACAGATGGGAAAGTAATTAATGATACAACCGACAATATGGACAACAGCAAAGTTTTCTCGAATGATTGAAAAACTTTCTGTTGAATTAAATGCTACTATAATGGATACAGTAGTACATTATTGTGATCGTAATAAGATGGAAATAGAGTCAGCTGCAAAGCTTTGCAACGCTAAATTAAAAAGACAGATGTTTGCTGAAGCAAGCA